TCTAAATTGTCTACAACAACAGCGGTTCCCTGATCACCAAAGACATCTAGCAATAACGCATTAATGGCAAATACCGTGCCATTCGTTGTTAACTGATAATAGCGCAATCTGAGTAATCGCCGCGCTTCATCAAGGCTTACAATAACCTGTCCAGCCAGGGCAGAAAAATTGCCGTTGTTAAAATTTTTCCTAAACGGCCCAAAGCCAAAATTACTATTAGCCGGCTCCGGGGTGATTTCTGAATCGACCGTTACCGGGAAATTCAGAATAATAGACCAAACGTTAATGCCAAAAAGGTTGGCCGTTTTTAGATTGAAAACATTGTTGAACCAATCATCCCAGAAAGCGACATTGTTTAGATCAAAATAGGCCTGCTTAAATTCCATTAACGATTGAATATTAACCGCTTCGTTATTGCGCCACAATAGCGAGCGAAGAATATCCACTGAAAAATCAAAGTCTTGAATATTCATGCAATATTCACCGAGATTCCCGCCGCATTGATCGTTGCTCTTTCGAATAAATCAATAGGGATAGTCGCCGGCAGGAAATTTATAGCCGCTGCTTTTGTCACTAGAACATTCAATACGGTTATTCGTGGCTCAACCACATTCACAGCACCGGCGGCCTCAAAGGGTGATACATCCGCACCATTGACCAGGCCCTCTTCGCCGTCCAACTCGCCATTAGCATAGGACAAAATAGCATCTTTGACTATTTGTACCGCATTGCTCACCGAGGTAGCCGCAATGGTGACGCTGTAGAGTACAGGTATCAGATCAGGTCTATCAAACAACACGGTATAACTTTGGCCAGATATTGGGTCAATCACAACTTCAGAAACCGGGTTTGCGCTATTGCCATTATTCCAATTACTGCCTGAAGACTTGGATTCCACTATCGCGTTAGCCACATCGGCATTTGTACCGCCATCAACGCAGGCCCAAATTGAATGCGCTACCAGGGTTACGCCGTCGATTATCGCGGTAGCGTTAGTGATGTTTTCACGAAACGATAAGCTACTGACGCCGGCCACCGCGCGAATATTGCTAAACATCGCCTCGGTTAATCCTGCGCCCTGTAGCGCTAGCGTGTCATTACGTTCACTTCTTGCGCTAATATCGGATTGGGTTTCAGTTCCCAGAGTAGCCGACACGCTATTAGTGATCGTTTCCCAGCCTAATACATTACTGGTGATATTGGTTAAATCATTAATTGGGCAGGCGATCGCGCCAGTTTCGACCGATTGAAAGCCAACTGAGCCCAGACCCGCGCCATCTAGCGTCAATTCTGCGATTGATTCGAATTCGTCGCCGTTCGTATTGGTTGCTATAGAACCGATAGGAATAACGGTATTCGGTTCCCCGGTCAAATCGGGGGGAACGGTAAAGATCGAGGAGGATGCACCGGCCCTCTTTCCGCCTGTAAGCGCCCATACGGCGTCTAAAAAGATCCCACCCGCTATATTGGGATTGATCTGATTCGCCAGCTGGGCGTTGTTTGTGGCGATGCCAATACGGCTAGTGGTCTCGGCATCAATTAGGATTCCTTCAGGGGTTTCATCGTCCAGGTCTAAATCATCGCCAAAAGTTGCCAGATATTCGTCTTGAACCTCGGTTTTTAGCTCGCTGGTATCTGGTACGATTAGTCCGGATTCGTTAATAAACTCATAAGCTGCCATTAATAGTGACCTCACCGAAAATTGTTAATATGATCGCTTCGTATACTAACGCATTACCCACAATTTCGGACGCAAATTGTTTTATGCCTATAACATTTTCAATAGCTAACAGGGCCTCTTTGCAATAAAACTGAAAACGCTGTTGATTTGAGACCCCGCTCCATAATGTTTCATCGGTCGGGATCCCGCGATTGATATCATATTGCAGCTCACCGCGCTGGGTTTCAATGATACTTTCACACGCCTGTATTGTCGCATCGAGATCCGTAAGGATACCCAATTGATTATTGGCACCTTTGAATAAATCTTTGTTTGCATTTTCAGCTAAAATTTTTGTCATGGATTGGGTACCGCCGTGTTACTCGTTCCGGAACTAACACCCCCATGGGTATGAGTTTTGCCCGAAATAGTGCCGGCTATTACATCGGTATCGCCGGTAATCGTTCCGGCCACTTGTAGATCGCCGGACATAGTGACTAGCGGCGTTGTCATGGCAATTTTACCTGCAGTTACCACTATATCAGAGCTTGCAAATCCGGTTTCATCCGATTCCTCTACCGTTATTTTAACCCTATCATCAAATAAGGCGATACGTTTGGTACCGTCTAGCGATTGTAATACCGCGTTAGTTTCGTCCTCTTCGTTCAATGTCCATTTTCTAAATTGATCCGGAAAGAATACGGCATCGCTAAAATTATGCTTTCGATTGGTATTGGGCGCTGATTCATTCAATCTTTGCAGAAAAAGCGATATGTCCCGATCGTTGGCTTTTATCCAGCCCAGGTCCCCAGGCACAATATTAAACGTCAATACAGCCCCGCCGCCGCCAAGGTGAAATACAGGTATGCTGGCCACTTGTGCACGGGTTACTAGGGTACCATCAGTTTTTAGCAATTGGATTAACGGTTGAACCTTTGCCCGGTTGGTCTCGCGATTGTAGGCTATGACTTTAGCCGGCAACATATCGTCCGTACCCGATAAAAATTTACCGAGTATTTCTTGAAAGGTCCCGGCTAAACTACCGCTATTCGCCGGGTTTCTCGAATTAACACTATTGGACATTGGTTTTTCTACTTGCCTCTAAAACGTAGTAAAAAGGTTGATCGCGATTAGCCAGATTAAAATTCAATTTGTAGACATTGTATAGGCCCGTAGTCGCCGGATAATTGCGACTGACTAGATTAATATCATCGCCTAATCTAATCGCCGGATTCATCAATATTGTAACGCGTACGCCAAAATCGTTAAATTCAGGTAAGCCAATCAAACCCGTATCAAGATTAACGTCAACAATTTGCGCTACGTTTTCAGAATCTCGACTCCTGACCACCAACTTATCATCATCGATATAGGCCGAGACTCCCGAACTTATTTCATTTAGCGCCCCTATTAGTTTTGTAGCCGCGCCTGAAAAATTAAAATTAGCGATATTTTTATCACCACCATCAAACTCTAATGATAAGTCTAATAGGCCCGCTGCTTGTGATGCGATGGTACTAAACTTTGCCGATTCTCCTTGGCTAATAGTAATGATATCGCCCTTACTGACCTGCTTAGTTAACGCTTTCATGGTCAACCAAATATCCGGCAACTGACTGACATTAACTACCGTAATATTGCCAAAATATATTTGACTAAGCCCTGAACTTACCCGCCCCGCTTCTACGAGAATCGTGTTGTTAGGCAATGACAATTGATTAAAAGGACTGCCCTCCGTTAATAATCTGTCGCGTGTTTCTTTATCGATATTGGCTATTCGTATTTCTGCTACATTTTGAATGGCGCTCGCGTGCTTGGTTCCCACCGCACCAATAGCCAGGGTTTCATAAGTCGTTACATCACCATCAAGATCTATAGTGACTTTTATTAAACGCGGATCAATCGCCATTATTTATTTCGTCTGCGGTTAAGTAAAACAAAAATTGGGTGATATCGAACGACGTAAAATAAGGTAGATTGTCATTTTCAGTAGTAAAAATAAAATTACCGCCGTCCCCGCGCAAATAGGAATAAGTGATCAAACCAACATCCGCCACTATTCTCGCATTAGAAACTACAATGGTTTCGTCAATAGCGATCGTTGCCGACATAACATTGCGCGTTTCTTTTAACTCAATATCGTATCGCAGCCCATCTAATAGAACCGATAGCGATTGGTTAGCGACTGCTTGTAAAGGGATTGAAAACGCCATTATTGAAAACCTGAAAAAGTAACTACGGTAGCAATTAAGGGTATCGCTACACTTGTTAATATTGTAACTGGATTTTGTTTACCTCGTTTTATTGTATTCTCTTTCGTATCGTCAAAAGGCACAAAGCTAACCGTCCCCTCTTCTACCTGTAGCTCGCTAGAATTAAATGATAGGGTTATGCCATCAAAAATATCTGAACTTTCCTCATGCGGCATAGCCTGAATAATTTGATTTCTATACGTCCCGGTCCGGGTTTGGATTGATAACAAGGTACCCGCGATAAAAAATTCGCGTATCTGCGTATAGACATCTCTTGCCAATACTGTGAAATTATCGCTAATCAGCTCTAAAATACTCGGCGCATCCACAATAACCATTTTAAATTCTATAGCGACCGGCTCTATAATTCTGTGATCAGTAATGCTTTTGCCTGTTTCAAGAGGGTGCTTATAGAAAGTCGCGCGCTCATCAATCTTCGCCTGAATAATCGTGGCGTCTTCGAATACTTGAACGTCGTTCCCGCCTTCGTCTTGTTCGAATATAGCGACTACATCCTCACCAAAGGTAGGAATTAATGCGGCGATCCCTAAACGGGTTGTCATGAGACTAATCCATCATCAAAAGAATCAATTGCGATTTGCAATTGAGTTGTTAATTGATCGGTGATACTGCTAGCTATACCCTCAGCATCGCCCGCTTGAGTTTCTATGGTTAAGTTGGCAATAGAAACCGATGTACTTTTATTGATTTCTTGGTTGGTACCGCCGGCGGCATTACTCGCAGTAAAGGCCGCTATAGGCGCGGCTGTTATACCGCTTAAAGCATCTTGGCCCAAGGCTAGGGCGTCACCGGCGGTCCCGCCGCGCGCGCCCTTTTTACCGTTTCCATTCGCACCTTTTATACCTCCCAGGCCTAAAAATTCCTCGACAAAATCTAGAGCACTTATAGCCCCTTCGACTAAGCCATCAAAAACGCCGCCCCAATCTATGGAGCTTATAAATTTCCAAAGCTCTTTATAGCCATCTAGTAGGAAATTTAAAGCCGCTTTCACGCCCTCAATAGCAGCCCCGACAAAAACCCAGCGCTCGGCCGCTTGACCTAGTATCGAATCTTGGCCTTTAGCAAAGGCCATAATATCGTTAAAAATAGCGCCTACAAGAAATATGGCAACACCGATCGCCGCCGCCATTAGTACAAAAGGGATTACAGCCGCGATGGCATTGGCCGCTACGACACTTAACACAATGCCCAATCCGGTAAAGAACGTCATGATTAATTCTTGATTGCCTTGAATAACAGCTACTATGTCGAAAAAAGCACGCTCGAGCATTTCGAAAACAGGAATCAAAGTCGCTACTATTACTTGGGCATTGCTACCCAATAAATTAGAATACTCGCGCCATTTAATCCCTAATGCCGCTAGCTTAGCGGTTTGTTCATCAGTCACTATATTTAGTTTACGTTGTCTAGCGACTAAACGTTCTGTTTCTCGACCCCCTTTCATCAACAATAAAATAGTGCCTTCATCGAGGCCCAATTCTTGGCCTAATGATAAAGCTTGAAGTCGGTCTAAGTTTTCAAAGCTTTTTGCAATATCAGGTAACAAATCAAGAATAGATCTTAGGTCCCCATTAGAATCGCGAGCAGAAACACCCAGCTTCATTAATGCTATAGACGCACCGCTAGAGCCCGATATCAGAGCTTCAGCCATGCTTTTATTGAGGGATTTTAGACTACCTTCGAATGCGCTGGAATCGCCACCTACGCTTTCAACCGCGCGACCCCAGTTAACTATTTCAGCCGCACTTTCGCCGAGTATTTCAGACAGTCTATTTAATTCAGTGGATTGGGTAGTGATGCCCTTAGCGCCGGCGATTAAGCTAGTGACTGCAAAGACACTAGCAAAAGCGGCTACAGCCTGAGTGGCGAGATTATTGAATTTCTTACCGAGTTGCACAGTACCTTTATCGGCACCGCCAATACTTTCATCTAGCTTATCCGTCGCGCCTCGAGCTTTCTTGGCGCCCTCTTCAACGTCCTCCGCATCAGTTTGAAATAAAATAAAAAACGTTTCTAATACGGAGGCCATCGGTTAACCCTTATTTTTGCGCTTGTTTTATGGCAAGGTACTCATTGTATTTACCTATAGCGATAACCTCCCATAAGTAAATAGCCTCCTCAAAAGAATAAACTGTTTTTAATTCTCTTAAGGTCGCTTGTCGTTCGGCGAGTATTGTTCCAATAAACCCGTCAACATTGACGTAATCAATGCAGGGAGTTTCTCGGTTAACTCGTCCAAGAAAGCTGAGGCCTTGCCATTCGTAAAAAAAGAGCAATTGTATTCAATCACTTCTTTTTCAAGTTTTAGTAATGTCTCCCAATCAGGCACATGGTTATTGACTAGCTCCGGGGTCGATAATGTTTGTTGCACGTCGCCAGTGTGTACAGCAACAAATTTCATTATCTTAAACATCAACTCTTTATTGGTTTTGTAGTCTCCCAATTTAGGCATTGCTGACAACGGATATTGCGTTATGATCTCGCGCCCGTCGATAGCATTAAATTTAGAGATGATAAACGTTTTCGATTCCCCGTTAGCCAGGGTCAATACTTTTTCAATGGGTTCTATCATGCTGGTACCGCTACTCTATTTTCAAACGAGAATATATAGGCGTTAGATTTAAACCGCCCCTCACTAGCAATACTTTTACCCGGCATGAATTCATCCGCAGACCCGCCGGTAAAAGTTGTCTTACTACCATCCGGATAGCTAATAATCGCGGTGATAACATCTTTTGCGCTGGATTTATTCTTACCCGCGCGGTTGGCTTCGAAAAGAAGATTCAAATTAGCATCGTCCTCCGAGCCTGTAATCACATTGGTGGTAAGCGGAATCGGATTTGCTGTCGTCCAAGTCGCCTTGTCACCGTTTAAACCCATCGCATTACCCGCAATTGCTGTAGATGGCAGGTCTATCGGATCCGCATCATCGGCAAATTGGGTAATCTCAATACCCTGGGGGAAGGTATTACTGGCGATTATTAATAACTCGACCCCAAAACCGGAAATATCTTCAGACATAATATATTCTACCTTTTAAAAATTAATGTGGGGCCCTTCAACAATCTACTTTTTAGATTAGAGTATGAGTACCTTCAACTTTTCTAACCACGTCGTTTTTACTATACAACAAAGTATAATCAACAACGAAATTATTAGCTGTAGGCTCGGTAATCACCGCGTCAATCCAATAACCTATATTTTGGATTTGTAAAAAGGCATTAGGATCATCGGTAGCTGAAGTGATAAAGGCAATTTGAGTAGTATTTAATACCTTACCAATACTGATAACGCCATTAAACAATGCTGCATCGATAGAAGCCTGAATAGAGGTTAATACTTGAGCGAGACCCGAAGCATTAGCCGACACCGCCGATAGTGCCAATAACAGATTGATGATATTGACGCTGATACTGTCTTTTAAAAATATCTCATTAGCAAACACACCCATATCGATAGGATCCGTTGCAAGCCCCATCAAAAACCCGCGTTGATAAAAAGACAAGCCTTGGCCTGCGGATTGGGTTTCACCGTAGTAATTGACCCGAATACTGTCAAAGAAATCCGACAATACTGTGGTAGTCACTGACGGGGTTAGTGTTGCTTGCTGGAACATATAGTTCTGCACACTTGCCCGGCGCTGATAGGGCGTTGCCGCCATAATCATACTAACCAATAACCAGGGGTATTCTGAAGGCACAAGCGTATCGTCGTATAAGGTTAAGCCTACACCACTCAAACCACTTAGATTATCAAAATAGGTTTGCGCATCCGCTGACAATACCTTTTCAGTGAAAATGTATTTAACATTTTCGCCATCGTTCCAGGTCGCCGCCTCGGTGGTTTGTACCTCAGTCAAAATAGGGACAAAAGAGAAGGAACCAAAGTTATTAGATAGCTGCGTAGAAGCAGCTAAAAACTCGGTAATAGATTCCGCCGTTACACCATTAGATAGCCGGACGCCAGGGGATACCCAACCCAACAGAGGCAACATTTCAGTGCCTACGCCGCCAACAGCTAGCGCTATAGCAAGATCACCCGTAGCACCACCTGTAAGATCAAAACGCGACTCTGTAGCGTTGAATACCACCGTCGCCGTCGCGAATACGGGGGCTATGTTAGCCGCCTGGACAGCTGTTTCAATAGTGGCAGCTACATCCGCTAGACTGGCATCAAGCGTAAAATTCAAGCCGCTAATAACTTCAGTATCCGGGCCTAGGGTCAGAGTAAATGAACCGTCAGCAATAGGCGTAAAAGTGGCTACGCTAAAGGCCTGACTATTACCGATAATTAACGGCGCGGTATCGACATCGGCCCATCGAGCAAAACTGATCTTAGCGGGTACCGTGCTTAGCTTACTGATAAAACCAAAGTAGAATTGCGCTTGTAAGAATTCCTCGCTAGTGGTACCAAAGAAACTGCCCACTTGATCAGCGTCAGTGAATTCAACAATGCTTTCAGTGGGCAATAGCGAATTAATTGTATCCAGTCTTAAAATAAGTTCTCGATTGCTCACTTGTGCTGCACCTCCTACGCCACTTGTTATAAGTACGTATTTGTCGAAAGAAATAGCCATTATATTTAATCCTCTATATTTTAATCCTATTATAACACGTCGCTTAACCTACCGACTGAAGCTGAAACGAGACCAGCACATCCGCTGGCGAAATATCGGTTTCGCTGACCCCTTGAATCACTAATACATACTCAACACTTTGTGCTGGCTCAATTTCAAAAACATTTACAAAAGGATTCTGCGATATATTAGTATTTAAAACCGATCCTATTTGCACAGTATCATCAAAAAGATAGTAATTGAAAAATTCCGTTGCCGTTGCCGAAGGCGATGAGATGAAAATACTCATAGTTCCACCGGGATCGGGTATCGGCGCGTAGGTTGCCAAAACAATACAACCACTAAATTGCTGATTCGGAAATGGCTGCGTGGTATCGTCGAAAAGATCAAACGCTTGATCATATGGTGGTAGCGGCCTTGCTGCTACCACAGTACAGCTCACCGGCGGCGGGGGAGTTGGCCCACTGTTAACCGGCGCGGTAGGGATAACGCCACCAACACCGGCATTAATCTCTACAAATTTCTCAATATCTATGGGCATAATTAATTGTATTTAATCCTTAAAAATCAAGGTGTTCTCGATACTACCACTTGAGTATTGATTGACGACATATCCAATTCATTAAAACCACTTATCACAAAAGTAAACATGGCAGTCGCAAGTACATTAGATTGAGTAAAAACTATGTCGGTTGAAAGAATAGGCATTGGCACCTCTATTTGGCTATCAATTAATGCGCCCCCACCAGTGAACAAATAGAAATTGAATCGCGCCGCAGGATCAGTATTACCGGAAACATCGCGGACTTGCCAAGCCATAGTTGTTGCAGCTATACAAGATTCACCGTGAAATGTAATAAGATTGCAACCATCGATAGGTGTATTGTTGTAAAAAGTTGGCCCATTAGGATAGCAATTTTCATCAAAATTATATGGCGGACCTGGATCGACGGTAACTAGCGGGCAATTTGGATCGATGGGCGGCGGCGGCGGGAATATCGGATCGGTCTCGCTGCCTGCGCCGACACCCGCATTAATCTCTACAAATTTTTCAATATTTATCGACATAAAATTATTTCAAACATTTTGTACTACCCCGTCAATAGAGGCGGACGGCACTATTGAAGTCAAGGTATTCTGATAAGACAAAACAAAATCGAATGACGGCTCTATATCGAATTTGTCACTGTCATCTAAGATATGCGGCGTCCTAATTTCCGTAATTCGTTCTATACCGATCTCTGAGGCCACAAACGTTTGTACTGACTCCTGGGTTTGTAAAATTGCCGAGCATAATTCAACGACATCATAAGCATTTAAGCTATTAGGATCATTAATATCTTGTTGAATTACGGCATTAATCTGATACGTCGCTTTTAAAAAATACCCCTCGGTTTTATCGAATTGGTCTAAGCCTTGATCATAAACCTGTTTTCTACCCTGCCAACCAAACCGGCGAGCGGTGATTTTCGTAAACAAGACCGTAGGCTCTAAGGGTACACCTTGCTTAGTGGGGTTGAATGACTGGGCAACAATAATGGTTAACCCCTGCGCAGTCAAACCAGTGTCCAAAATGCTTTTTATGATCTTCTGAATATCACTGTCTGTCATGGGCTTGTCTCCGGCTGCAATAGAACCGCTACAACTCCCGACCAACCATCCATTGGCACCCAATCCGTATTATCCAGCAATTGAAATCGGCTATTATTAAACACTATTTGATCACCCGATGTACCCCGTTCTACGACCAATAGCGGGTTATCGGTATAGATCATTATGTAATATTTATCAAAATCTAAGCCTATTTGCGCATATATCGAGCGCGGGATTGCTTGAATAGAATCTCTTAAGGGTATTCCCGCGCCGTAGCTGGTAACCCATATACCGCGAGCGTCTAATGTTCTGCTGACATCATTGAACAACGTATAGTTCGACTTGCTAATAATCTGCGTAGCCGTCTTGTAAAGATTGCTGCCCGGTACGCTCATTGTTCCACCACATGCGTTACGCTATCGAACATTAAACGGGTTTCTACCAGGGGTTTATCTAAGGATCCTGTAGTGCCTTTATCCGCCATTCTTGCGCGTTTAGTCGCAATAGTGCCAGCAGTCAACGGAGGCGACGAAACATCTGTAATAGCTTTTGCTATTGCTCCACTAACGATGCCCCCTAGACCATCCATCATACCTTCGGCTGTTATGCTACCTTTCAGCACTTGTTTAGATAGCTGGGTTACAACTTTGCTCCAATTATTCTCATTTTGTGCTATCGCGGGACGCATGAAAGGTCTGGGAGGAATGGTTATCGCATGCGCGCCGGTAACGCCGGCTACTGGGCCAGTGAAGCTATTTTTTACAAATACCGCTTTACCGTCGCGTATTACGTATTGGGTACCGCCGGGATGGGTAAAAGAAACGCCGAATTCTTGAATAGAGGCAACGTAAGCAACGGGGGTTCCGTCCGGATATTTGTTAGTCTCAAACCAACCGACTTTTAGTTTTAAATTATCGAAGCCCTTAATGGCGGCATTAAGGTTAGCGAGGACTTTCTTATCAACCTTTCTAATAACCTTAGCCATCATCATCACCTTGGGAAGAATACACCCCCCGCACGGCGAAAGGACCCTAGCTCATTCGAGCCACCAAAATAAAAACCACCAACTGTTCTAGCATAAAGCAGGGCATAAACTTGTTGACCGTAGGGCGTCTGATTTAAGAATGTTTGAAGCTGATTCTTGTTTTCAAATTCTTGAACCGTCACCGTTATCTTGTCGATCGTGGCGCTTTTAACAAAAGCGGCTTGTTCACCATCCGTTGTTTTATTGGCAACCGTAATCAAATGCGCGGTCATCAGATTAAGCAACTGACGGCGGCATGCGCCGGTTATACTGCCATCGTCTTCATTCGATATATAACAGATCGCAGAATTCCAAAACAATTCTATAAAAACATCCGTATTCGGCGGATCCGGAAATTGATTAGGAAACTGCGCCCGAAAATCATCTGCGTTAAATTCAATAGTTGCCATTAACTAAACCTTAAACCACGTCTCGCGTACGTCTCCTATTGGTTCTATCCTCAACACTTTGTTGGGCCGCCGGCGCATCCGGATCCTTAGAAATAGGGGGCTTCTCGTCGTTAGCGATAACATCATTCTCAGTCAAAGGCGCGGAGTCGTCGTGGCCTTCCATGCCCGAGGTTATTTTTTCTATATCGATGTTTTTCTTTTCCACTTTCAAAAACCCGCGTTTAACATGGCGATTAAATGCCGGGCTTTGTTCTAAAATGGTAAATTCATCATCAGTTACTTTAGTGACAACACCCTTGGGAGTAATGAAATGCTTATTGGCCAAATTCGCCCCGCCACGAATCAAGACATAACCCTTCATCCGAGGCATGTCATTGGGTTTTTCAGTATCCCATAAGGGGTACTTTTGCGAAGCGGTAAGCGTTGAATAGATATATCGTGACATGATTTTAAATCCTCAAAGCCCTAGATACTGCACAAGGGCGTTTCAATAATAAATCGATAGCCGCGACTTTATGCGACCCTATGCAAATTAAATACCCGACGCTCGGAACACGGCAAAAGGTCGTTTCAATAATACGCCGGTCGTTGCATTGCTGTAGGACTCTACATAACGTTTTGCTTTTTGCTCAACTCCCAGGGTTTGGAATTTACTAGGAACCACCTGGACCCAAGTTCGGTTATCGTCCGTCGATTCATCCATAACGCCTTCGGCATACAGATAGGCAATATTCTCACCGCCATTGGCCAAATCGAATTCCGGCACTGATTCAATTTTGGTATTTGGATAAGTCTCCATTAGCCATTGCATAACCGAGTTGCCGAAATCTGAAGTAACGGACAAGAAATCATAAACTCCAGTCGCTAAGGCCAGCGTTACCGCGTCTTTGCCCGGATCAATTCGGCTTCCAGATTGCTGGCGCAATGCCGCGTACCAGGATCGAATATCGCCAGTGATTTCCAAAAAGGTCTTAGTAGACCATTCTGTAAAACCGCTAGCGCCAAGGGGCACGGTCACAAATGCGGGCAATTCCGGATCGTTAAGAATACCAAAGGTACGATTCAATCCGTTGTTAAAGCCAAAAAAACCGACTTCGTTTCGTTGTATTTCCAATGCTTCCGCCGCTGCTGAGCGTTTACTATCAGAGCTACTAACACGCATCGCCGCAGCTCGCGCCTCCTCCAATCGGCCAACACTAATGCCTTCTTCGAATCGAACATTAGTTCGAGTTTCAAAGTTAGTATTCCAGCTGGACAGGGGGGTATTAGTGAGATCGCCATAAACAGCCGGCTGGCCAGTGCGTTCCAAGATCCCCTGAACAATCTGCTCATCTTCCCAACTCCCTTGCGTAGTGATACCTACGAGATCATCGATTTTACGTGCGCGAGTGATAATGAAAACAAAGCCCGGTAGCCATTCTTGTAAGAATTGGATCGGGGTAGAAATACTTGGTACCGTTAACGCAGGAGTTAACGCCGCATCCATACCAGCCAGCATAGGCACATTACCACTTAAATAAGCAGCAAACATACCTTCCAAAT